TCTCGCTTCTCTTGCTTCCTCTTTGGCCTCAAGGCTCTTGATAAATTGGAATAGCCCTATGGTGGAGAGGGTTACAAACCCAAACACCACTGAGCCGATAACTGTGACATCATCTGTTGGCCTCAAGTAACTAATTCCTAAAAATGAGGCCAGGCCAATCACAACCATTGACACAATTGCAACGAGGTAGGCAGTTGCCTGACCGTCCGCTTTGGCCTGGGATGGTTTGGCAGGTAAGATCGGTTCAATAGTATCTGATAATATCAATCCGGTATTCTTATCAGTTACTGTAACTCTGTTCAACTCCTTGTCTACAGCTATTTTGAATCTTCCAGTCTCATAAATTGATGTTTTGCTCACGCTAAACTCCAGAATAGTGGTTTGGATGGATTGTATGGATTAGGAACTGCTTCAACAGCAGGAAGCTCCTTCACAAGAGCCTCATGAATTCTGACTTCTGTATAGTTGGAATAATCCCCAACAAATGGCATAACTGGCTGAGTCTCTTCGGGGGGAAAAGGTCTGACTCCATAAGTTCCATCCAATTGTTGTTGTATCCCCCCGATGGTAGCCCAGTAGAACTTCCATGGGTGAGTTCCTGGATTGTACAAATAGTCATCCAGGCTCACTTCATCAGGTGTTTCTGGATAGGGTCTATTCAGCTTGAGTGGAGGAGGAAATCTTCCATCAAAAGTCCAAAGGACATATTCCCTAGTTGCCTCATCATGTCTAATAATTTCATGACATGCTCCACCCATAGTAAGAACTTTATGAAATGACGGAAGGGTCTTGCCTGTATTCTCCCAATTTATAAAATCAGCCCTAGGATTATCTGGATCACCCAAGCCCTTCAGGTTACAGGCAAACTTCTTGTACCCGAAAAGGGCGGCGGGGTTGGGCATCCATCGGTTGATAGCCATTACAAAAAATTGCCACTGCTTTGTAATTGGCATAGCATTATCCACAAGGTTCATCACCATCGGACAAGGAGCACACCCACGGGGGAATGAATCCCACAACACCCTGAGTAACCGTGGACGAACAACAACCGGCTTGTTGGGAAGATGAATAGAAAGGTTCATGCTATATAGTCGTGTAAGACCTGTCCTGTGATGTCACGGATAATGATCCTGCTGCCTGTTGCCAAGGTTATGTCAATATCCCTTGGAAATACTTCTGGTGTGGGTTCGGGGTCAGGAATTGGATCAGGTATAGGATCAGTGTCAGGCACCTCAGTGGTAACGATCTTCACATCCCCTATTCTGACATACCCAGTAAAGGGAAATGAGATGGGGTAACATTGACCTTTGCCATTGGGGATTGAAATGACTGGCGCATATACTGTCAGAAGTGTATTTATCTTCTGGATGGTATCCTTCTGTGTTCCTGCTGAGTTGAAGACTTTCACAGAATCAATTTTGGTGTAATATTGGGTAACGGTTGCCATTGTTTCTCCTAAAATTCCTGGTCAAGTAGAGTATCATCACCACGGGTCAACACAATGTGGATGGGCTCATGTGCTGGAGGAGGGACATTTCTGTATCGTTGATAAAATTGTTCCAAGGTTAGATTGATTACATTCATGTCAATTTCTTTCGTCTCCTGCCCGTAATCTAAAACAGGTGTGCCCTTTTGCCACACCAGGAGGGATAACCAGGGAAGAGGTATCTTCACATTGGCAGGATTGTCAGTATACCAGGCTTCCCATAACGGACGGTCACCCAAAAATCGGTACTGAGATGCGTTGGTGATTGGGTTGGAGTGTTCCCTTATCCAATAATACCCTGAATATGTTCCGACAGTACACGTCGGATAATATTGTTCCAGGCATGCTGTGAACTCCACAACATGTGAAATAGATGAATACCTGCCCCCATAAGTTTTCTCCCAATCTGTCCATATCTCCATCTCAGGTAGGTCATTGTTCCCCACAATGCTAAAGAATTTGTCTGCCTGTGCTCTGGGGGTTATCCGGTCATCATAGAACCAATACAGCCCTCTTAGGATTTCTTGCAGCTTGGCCTGAGAATAGTTTCGGTCAAACTGTTCATCCTCCCATAGGTTTTGCCCCACACGGATTATCACAGCATCCGTTTTAGATCGGAATTTTGCCCAATCCATCCTGCCCTGATAAAAGGATACATCAGGGAATTCCTTTTGCTGAATGATTATAGCCGATTGGAAGGGGGTGAAGGCATATCGGTCAAGATATAGGGAATTGATGATTGTGTTGATATTCACAGTTCCTGGCTGTCTCTGAATATTGCTTCCCATTGTGCCTAGATCGGATTGATTGGTCATTATTTGCTATCCTTTGATATACCTATAATTATACTTTAGTTTGCCACACCTGTAAGTCTGTTCCTGCGTTTCATAAGCCCATGTGCCCTAGGGGAAACAATAGGGGAATACCTTCCATCAAATGGATACGTGCGTCCCTTGCCGTTGTTGTATAGCCATAGCTGTTCACTTGTTGTAAGTATACGACCTTTCCATATGCCTGCCTCACAGGCACGCCCATTCAAATAGGTGCCGGCTCCAAATGGGCTCCTCCCAATATTTAAGGCAGAAGTCCCATCAAATATTCCTGTGGTGTGTGCTGCGCTGTCTACCCCTCCCATATTGACCCGAATGTTGATTGTATTGGCAACTGAATCATGCCAGGCACATATAAAATACCAGGTAGCTGTAGAGGGAGACCCCAGGGTGTTGGCATTCTGTTGAGTATTGGCTGTTCCATTCCCGCTTATCAAAAGGTTGAAACGGTCTGTACCTCCCCCCAAATAGCGTACGGCATATTCACGCTGGCTTGCCCCATTATCCTTTGAAAGAATCTCTGACTCAGCAGGCTTTGTGTCCAGGTACACCCAGATAGCCATGAACATATCAATATCCCCCATACTAAGAAGAGCATTGTCTGCCACACTAAGGTATTCAGAGTTGGCCGCTGTGAACTGGCTGGCATCTTCTACAATGCCTGGATTACCTGTGACTGTGTTATTGTCAGTTAGGGTCAGCAAGCTATTATCGCCCATAACTGATAGGCGTGACCCACTTGGCTCATGAAGAGGCCAATAGGCAAGTAATCCAGAATGCAGACTATGCAGTAATGGCATTTACATAGCCACCAATCATAACTACATTGGCTGACGCACAGAATGCTCTAATGACTAGGGCATTCTGAATTATCCATCCAGGAACGATCAGCACCGGGCCACTTTCAGCAGGAATGGTCACCTCAATTAGATCGTCAGGGGAGGAAACCCCACCCCATTCAATTGTGAGCTTGCGGTTGACCGTATCTGAATTGACTGCCCAGAGCCAGACTTCATCATAATTGTTATCCCCCGTAATCGCACTTGCTGTATGGATGGTAGTACCAGCAGTCGCTGTGGCAACTACTTTTATCATACGCCCATCTGTTGAACCTGTCAGTTCACGTTTTACAATACTAGTTGGATTTGCCATTTACAATCTCCTATGAGAACACCTGGACTAACAAAACAGAAGTGCTTGAGGCTGGATCACTTGCTGTAGTGATTGCTCCATTGAAACCAATCCGTGTATTGGTGTCCCCTTGAAAATATAAAGCAATGGTTGGGTCTGATCCAGCCCCTGCTGGGTTGGCATAGACCTTTAGAACAATACGATCTGTTGAGCTGAATACTGTGTCAGTTACAGCAACGTCAAAGTCATGTTCAGTCTCTGATGACTCAATCGTGGTATGAATTGAGCTAGTCCCAAGCAGAGTTTCAGTACCTCCACTTGTCCGGTGGAATATTTTTGTGTATACATTCACCGTCTTGACCCCTGCTGTCTTAGCTAGGTGAACGTGAAAGTGAATAACCTGAGTTGCCAGAAAAGGGAATAGATCGGCAACAGCTGCATACTCATTTATCACAGTATCTGCGGCAACTACACTTACGGCATCATTGACTTTCACTCCAGCAGGAACATCAGGGTCAAGGCTCTTATACCCACCAATATCACTTGCTGTATTTTCCAGGAACAGATCCACAGACGTGCCGGCGAATATCTCAGACAACTCTAGGATGATTTCGTCATAGGATATTTTCCTTGTCTCAAAGACAGAGCTACCTAAGTCCTGGGACACGGGTAATAGATCGGTGCCAGCAAGAGGAGTTTCAAATGGGGGGAGAGCAGTAATTTTTGAATCAGGCATTGTACATCCTTCCTAGATTGGCTGGGTGAATTCCCTGCCTATTGTTCCATCTAATACATCACCCCGTGCCCCATAAATGTTGTCCACACACTTGAGGCTCTCAATTATGGTTCCAGATATTCCTGTCTCAGTAATTGTGCCGTTGATCCAATCTGCCTCATCCCTAGTCAAAACACAGGGAGCCTGGAAAACAAGGCCATCAGTTACGGCATTGAAATCCGTAGGATCAGCATACAAGGTATCCACTTCAGCCTGAGTCAGAATTCGGTTATAGTACCTTACCCCCCGAATGTTTCCTTTGAATCCTGATGCATAATCCCCTGAAGCCGTTTTGGTATTTCCTATGACCATGTTGGCATTCAATTCTGAATTCGGGACACCTGATGCGGGGGGAGCCTGTAATTCTACAACTGTTTCCTTTACTCCATTTATCCACATATGTGGCACGTTTGTAGAAATTGTATCATCACGGGCACAAACAAGGTGCTGATAAACCGTCTGCCCACTGGGAAAGTCTACAATGGCATTTGTGCTCTCCCACTGGGCAATGCTCCCATATTTTACTGCCCAGGTAAGTTTGCCATCAAACCTAGCTCCCAATACATGTCCCCCATCATCTGACCAGATTGAGGCTATGAAACGGGTAATGGTTCCAAACCCACCAGATCGAACCTCAGCGACCACTGTTTTGATCGGAAGGTTTGAGATGAGGGGCAGGTATCCAAAGTTCAGTGCATTCTTGACGGCAGTACCACCAAATCCAGCAGCTACTTGTACCAGCCCCTTTCGCAGGCACAGCATCTTCTTGAGTTCCCATCCCCAGTTTATTGGGCGTCCTTGTGGGGCAATATTAAAAAACCGTTTCTGTATATAGGCATACATATTGACTCCTGTTCTAGTACTGATTACTTCAACTAGGTCACCAACATCCAGCGTCAGGAAGGCATTCATAAGACTACTGTTGGTGTTGGCTATAAAGTGAACTGCCTTCTCATCAGTCTTGGCATGTTTATAATTCTCAAGGAAGGAACGCACATCAACTAGTCCTGCATCCAGCGAGCGTTGATACTTCTGGTCTATTCGCTGCTCAATAAGCCCATCTGCCTCTATGGAAGGCTGGTTTTTTGCAGTAATGGAGACAGGGTTGTACTTATAAATTCCCTTTGCCCTTACAGCACACTTAGTCAGCCAACAAGTAGCTGTTTCAACAAGAATATCAAAGTCAACTCCATCAGCATAAGCAGTAGCCACCACAGTTAGATCGGCGGTATACTCTGTGCCTGTCCCATCCGAATTCTTGAAAGCCTCATAATCAGTAGTGGGTGTTGCTGTTTCATATTCTGTAGCGTTGATCGGATTACCACTATCAGGATCAGTAAAGGGAGCACGGAATAATACATGTCTGCCGGCAGGTAAGGCAATCGGCTCATCTAGGGTGAACAAAACCTGCAAGGTGGGATTGACATTGCGGGGGTATGCCTGCTGGAATATCTGATTACACTGTTCATCCCCATACTTGGCATCCGTTTTCCGCATAGAGTTGAAAGAGGCATCCTCAACCTCATCAAGGATAATCCTGAAACCATCTTCCTGAAGCAGATAGCTTCCATCCTCCTGAAGTAGGAAACCTGAGTCATCAGAAAATATCTGAACGCTCGCAAGGGGTCTCAGCCCATTACGATCTTCACGTGCTTCAATCCTCAATGTTCCATCCCGCTTGACATACCCATACGAAAATTCAGATGCTGTAAGTTTTGAGAGCTCAGAGATAGCCTTTGTTTCAATTCCTATTCCGTCAAACACTGTAGGAAAAGTATTGAACCCTTCACTTAGATCGGTAGCTGTTGGTTGAATGGGCATCAGCGCAAGCAGAGCCGTAACTGCCTGACCAATTTTCTGATCCACAAGTATGCTTGCCGTTCGGATAGGGAATGTGCCTGCGTACTGGAGCCAATCACTAACAGTAATCCTAACTCTGCGGTCACCCAACAGTTCTGAATCATCTAGGGATATATCAGTGACCTGCCCGACAAACTGATCATGCTCTAACCCATCAAAAACAATGGATAGTTTATATGGAACATTCTTTTTCCAGCCAGCTAATGGAGCTCCATTCCCATCAGGGGAGAATGTGCCTGCCTGGTTATTGAGCGTTATGCTAACCTGGCCAACAGATGCCATTAGATCACTGATTTGTTTCCCTGGAATTCCTGAATAGCCCGTGGTGTTCAGGACGACATACCCACTTATGTCCACCCAGGCATTTTCCAGGAATACCCTATGATAGATTGCCTCAGGGTAAACAGGAACAACAATACTCATCCTGTCCTCTTTGCCACTTCAATCGCCAGAATTCGTGCAAGCCGGTCATAATCGAAGGGCTGATTGTTATTGTTGGCCTGAGAACTAGCTGATGAGGCTGGCTCATTTGACATCATGGGTTTAGGAGCCATTGCGGGCATACCCGATATTGAAGCGGTCATCGCCGGCAATCCCTTCGCACTAACTGCTTGAAGAGCATCAAATACCCCCCACAGCCCGACCTCCCATGGAGTAGGTGATTTTGGAGTCATCCACCATGGCAGAGTAATAGAGTTCAAATAATTCTTGAAGGTAGTGAGCCAGCCTGTTAGGGTCTTGAGGGTATTTGTTAGATTGTTGAATGACCATACAAGCCATTGCTGGATCCAGCCACCCACTGTTTTGATGACTGGCCCAAGTACGGTGTCCCAGAAGATTGCAAGAGCTTCAAAGGCAGGCTTGAGATTGGTAACTAACATATTCCATACTCGCTGCAGTTCAGGCCACAGAACATTTTGCCAAATTCCTGCAAGTATTCTAAGCTCAAGCCCAAATACTGTTCCCAGATAACTTCCAAGAGCCTCAAAGAAGGGGAACAAAACGGTGCTTAGCCAATTCCATACGACCTGGATTGCCGGCCACAGAGTGTTTGTCCAGAGATTGGCGAGGAAAGTTATAGCTGAGTTCCACACATCACTAAGTATCTGTAATGCGATAGGAATGTTGGTTGCCAACCAATCCCAGACCTTCTGAAGAATGGGTTGGAGCCATGCCCATACTGCTGCTACCTTTTCCTGAATACCTCCCCAGTTGTTGACCCAGGCTAGGTACAAGACATATAAGGCAGCCGCAATAGCCAGAAAGATTAGGATGATAGGGAGCCCCACAGCAGATAAGGCAGACCCAATTACCCCAACAGCAGTTATGATCCCTCCAATAAGCATCAGCAGTGGCCCAAGCACTGCTACAACAATTCCAATAACTACTCCCCACTTGACCCATTCAGGATTAGCTGACTTGAGGCTATCAATAATAGGAGAAATCTTATCCACTATGAGAATCAAGATCGGGATAAGAACATCACCAACTGTAATTAGAGCCGCTGTGGCTTTGTTCTTGAAATTGTCCCACTGGGCAGCATGTGATTTGTTTTGAGTCTCAAAACCTACATCAGCAAACTCTTCAAGGAGGGCACTAAACTCAGTTACACCATCCCCGCCTAGAGCAAGGGCACCCTTTAGAGCCCGAACATTATCCCCAAACAGTTTCAGGAATATGTCAGGGTCACCACTCTTCTCAACAAGATACTTTAGGGCTCCTGACAACCCCATTGTGCGAAGGGTCTCTATGTCCAGAGATACACCAGCATCTTCAGCTGCTTCCTGCATTTTCTTACTAGGTGAAATAAATTGGAGCATAAGCTGGTTTAGAGCCGTAACCGCCTCAGGAGCAGAGATGCCTTTACGGGTAAGAAGGGCAATGGCTGCCCCTACTTCCTCAATTGGCACCTTCATGGTTGCTGCAGTATTTACCACATCACCTAACTGGGATGCTAGATCACTGAAAGTCAAAACACCCAGATCCACTGTCTTGAATAGTACATCACTGACATGTGCCGCATCTTCTGCCCCTAGCCCATAAGCATTGAGGGTTGCAAGAATAGCGTTGCCTGCCACCATCGTATCTGTTAGTCCAGCACTGGCTGCCTTTGTGGAGACCCGCAATACTTCCATTCCCGCTTCCCCCGCAAACCCACTGGATTGAATAAAGTAAAATGCTTCAGCCAGTTTTACCGCACTATCTCTTGTGACAGTTAGATCGGTTGACATGGTTATGAAACGCTGACCCAGGTCAGCAATCTCATCATCGGTTTGACGGGAGATAGATTGGATGTTCCGCATCTGGGTATCAAATACAGTTGAGGCGTTTGTGGCAGCAATTCCTATTCCGATTAGAGGCAGGGTCAAACCCATAGTCATTGCCCGCCCTGCTCCACTTAGATTACCCCCAATTGTTTGCATCTTACTAGAAAATGTGCCTGCTGCTGCTCCAGCCTTAGTAAGTGCCCCCATAAACTGGGTAGCATCCAGGATTAGTTTTGCAGCAATTGTCGCAGCAGTAGCCATCTCTTATTTTTTTCCTTTGTGGACAACCCGTTTGCCAAACATCATCTCAAAATTTCGTATGATGCTATCAGTAGCCTGCTTGCGCCCTTCAGGGGTCTCAAGATCGGGAACAGGCTGCTCTTCACGGCGGATAGTGGCTTGAAGATATTCCATGACACCCTTTGGCATGTTCCGCATCCAGTGTGTAAGCTTCTTCAATCGGCTCTTCTTTTCTACCTTGCTGTTGAAGATTTGAGCCAAAAGGGCAGATGTCCTGTATTCTCTATCCTCAAAGCCCCAGGGCTCTATAAGGTAGAAAAGTTGCCAACCAAAGAATTCGGAATAGCTCATCTGACGGATTTCCTGACGTGTCTTGCCTAATGCGAGACCCAGCCGGTGTTCAAAGATCAGGTCTGGGTCTCTGATAAGTTTCCCAGGGCTTGTTCGGTATTCTCCAGGGACTTGACATCCTCCTTCATTCCAGAGAACTCAATGATTTGTTCAGCAATCCAGCCAATGGCCTGCCCACTCTTGGTCGCAAGTGACTTTTCATCAGCTACGGTGAATAGAGGAATACCATCGGGGGTACAAACTCCCATAATGACCAGCCAGCCATCGTGGCCATACACATTGGCATTGGACACTTCCTGGTTGCGTGCCTTCGCATCCTGCTTCATGCGTATGCTACCAAACTGCCGCCTCAAGTAATCGTCCTGTTGGCCACGGGACAGCTGGCGAATAAAGAGATGCTTGTTTGCCCATTCAGGAATATCTGATGGGACAACAATCTCCTTGACAGTTATATCGGACAAACTTAGAATATCTTCACGGGTTAGAAACATTTTCAACTCCTATGGAATATTTATTTAGGATACAACCACTTGGCCACTTACCTTGATAGTCACATCAAGCTGACCCTGCTCTTCCAAGGGCAGGTCAGGCTCAAAGCCGGTCAGGAAACCTGAAAAGGCAATCGTGGCCGCTGAATCGGGCAGGACAATCCGCCAGTGATGGAGGTCATCATCATTGAAGGTCTCAAGCAGGCCAGTCGTCTCATCCTGCGTGGTATTATTGGGGAGCCAGTTACAGTTGAAGCTTACCTCATCCCCATCCCGCCAGCCTGGTATGAACTCACGCCAGCCCGCTGTGCTTTGCTCATTGGTGACTTCGATGTCGTCACGGCTCAAAGCAGGAGGGGTTATGTCAATTACCTCAGCGATGTCAGCGAATGCTTCAGAAGCTGCCCCATCACCGAGTTGGATCTTGGATCCATATGCCCAGAATGCTGAAGATGTCATCATGCCTCCTTATAAGGGCAATCGAATAACAGCCAGAGTTACCTCAACACTGGACACAGTTACCCGGATTTGCCCAGCTGAGTTTTTCCAGCCTTTGGTGTTGGTGAGCCCTCCACAAAAGACTGCAAAGTCACCGGCGGCCAGGGAATAAGTGGGGATGTCTTCCTGCCGGCCAAACTCATCATCCTCACTCTCAATGGTGATAGTGTTGGTGCCAGTTCCGTTCTTCACCAAAAGGACTTCCTTGCCCGTTACGCTGAATACATCACCGTCGGTGAGCGTTCCTGCAGCATAGACATAGTCCAGGGTGCCTGCTCCGACAGCAGCAAATGGGGCAAGAGCCAATTGAACCGTTATTACAGTAGGGTTTGCCATTGTTATACTTTCTCCTTTTCTGAAATCAATTTCTCAAGCAGGGCAGGTTGCTCTGCTTTTGGATAGTGTTCAAGTACGTGAAGGATAATTTCATCCTCCTGGGTTCGGAAAGTCTTACATGCTGTACAGGTGAAGACATACATCACACCTTTCCAGGGCTGCTTAGTATAGTAAACTGGTTTGGGCTCCTCCTTTCCGGTTTCAGGAGAAAGGTCAGCTTGTTCAGGCCTATCAGGGTCAACTGAATGTGCCCTTCTCTGAATATAATCATGGGAAGATTTCAGATCTTCAGCAGCCACAGATTCAGGCTTGTGTGGTTTGTGCTCATTTAGTAATCTTTCTTCATCTGAAGTATGCCCACCAGACACAGGTTTGTTTTTACTAGATTGCATATCCAATCTCCACTTCTAGGATGCGACGAAACATCCTGATGCTATCTTCCCAATCACTGTTCACATTGCGAACTAACAATCTCACCCGATAGTTTCCCATGGCTCCTCGAAAACCAGACAGAGCAGTTCGGATTATCCCTGTCAAGGAGTTACAGCTACCTTTATCATCATCAAATATGTCAAGCTGAACTTTAGATCGGCCAATTGACTCACCCTGCTGATGATAGCTGGGATTGTCTGTGACCGTAGTTAGCTTCACATAAGGCAGAACAGCATTATCAGCTACCTTGTTCCAGTAAATTCGGTCTGAGACAAGATCGGTTATGGAAGATTGCTGAAGCACATGAGCCCGAAAGGAGGATTCAAGGTCAGCCATTTTTCTTTCCTGCTATTGTAAGTTCAAAGGCAGCAGTCAAGGCAGACATAACTTCCTTCCCATTGCTTCCTTCGATAGATGGCCGAATGAAAGGTTGAGGCTTCATCCCTAGAGTGAAGTGCCAGTTGCCTTTGGTGTCCTTATATCTCCAGCCACCTTTCCTACCATCCCCTGCTTCAGCATATATGCCCGTCCCATATTCAATATAAGGGGCATACAAGGTCTCTGCTCCGACTTCATCCTCAACTCTTGTAGCGGTAGCCTCAATAATATGACTATTGATGCTCTGCTGGGTAGCTGTGGATGCCTTAGGTACAAGTGTGCGCTGATTGTTTATAATAACTCTTGCACCTGCTCCTCTAATATCAAGAAGTTCCTGTGTAGAGAAATTCTGTTCCTTGAGATACCTTTCAAACTTCTTGGTGTTGACTGAAATAATAGGCTTCATACTTTTACCTGCTTCAGCAAACACTTGTAGCCAAAAGACCCACGATTGTCCACATAGACCACTTCAAAAGTTTCATTCAAATAGTCTATCTGATCAAACCTACCTGTAACTTTGAACCTGCCTCCCTTATCGGGGATGACGTTCCCTTTGAATCGTATCTCAGCATATGTGGTGGAGATGTCCATGCCCGCATTCCAACGCTCCAACAGTTGAGTCTGATTAGAAGGAATTTCAAAGCTACAATATATAGGGGTACCAGCAGTAACCAGGGCGGGCTGACCATACTCATCCAGAACGGCATCAATTGCGGGAGGAGGAAAGTAAATGGCCATACTCCCATAGGTGTATTCATCAGTCCTTCTTTGTAGCTGATCTGCCAAACGGGGGGTTACTAGTCTTGTCATGGTGCCCCATCCTGGTCTGATGTAGTCATATATGAATCCGCACGACTAGGAAGGGAAACAGATGAAGTAGCAATTGCACCAGAGCTCAGCCCAAGCTCTTGTTCCTTTTCCTTCTTTAGTTTCTCATACCCCTCCCTCGCATCCTTCAGGCTGACAGATAGCCAATCCTGTTTGAAGTCAGGCTGACTGAGTTGAGTAATGATATATTCAATTGCCCGGATAACCGCCACATCAGCACCATGAGTTGTGACAAGATAGGTTATTGTCTCATCCTCAATATAGTGCCCTGTGTCATGATTATCCCCGATATGAAACCGGACAAGGGAGATTGAATCAGCTAAGGTAGAGTCAAACGTATAGGTCATTGTTACTTCATCAAAGCAAAGGACATGGCCAGCGTACCTGTAGGTGTTCCGTCATTATTAGATCCACCCTGGGTTACCAGAATATAATCCATCGCAGGAATTTCCAAAGAGATGGCAAAACTGCCTGAAGCAGACAGACGATATTTTGCAGGCACTCTGGTAAATACTCCTGCTGTAGCTGTCCAGACACTCAAGGGATGAGCAGTGCCAGTTGGAGTGCGCTGAAAAGATACGACAATATCCAGCCCAGTCTCATCTCCCTTCACATATGTTCCATAAAGGGTAAGGAAACGATAATTTTCAGTTTCAATAACTGCCCCCACACCTGTCTGAGTTGTCTTAGCAATAACCACTGCTGCTTGAAGAATTCCGTTAGCACTCATTTACTTCTCCTTAGATCGGGAGGAGGAGGAGTATGCCCCTCCTCCCGAACAACTCTATTGAGAATGATTAGCTGATCAACTCAACAGCTACACCACTCAGATCGGCTCCAGTTACTGCGTTCATGTTCCCGAACAGGACACCACGATCATTGGCATCAAGTTTAGTGACTCCAAGAGCCATGCAATCCTGAAGCAAAAGCTTACGAGGGGCACCCATTCCAGCAGGGATAACAAACCCACTAGTAAGTGGAGTTGCTGAGTTGTTGATGAAACGGCAGTTGATAAACGTGTTGTCACGATCTATGCCCGTCGCATCAGCAACCTCAACCCAGCTGGCTCCACCATTCCCCGCCCGAATGCGGACGGTACAGTTCTCAAACGTATTGCGGTGTGCCTCGCTGTCAAATAGGATACCTGTCAGGCCAGAGCCGGCATCAGCAGTATCCACTCCGATGGTACAGCCAAAGAAATAATTTTCCTCTGCCCCATCAAGCAGAAGAGATGCGCCACCATCAATCGCCTGAGTCACGTGCCCGCCACCAGCAAAGTGGACAAACTCAAAACGATTGCGCCCGCCTGTTATCTTGACATTGATCAGGGAGGTAGCATCGTCCACACCCTGAAAGAAGTACAGGTTGCGGAAGAGACAGCCGCTGGCAGAGATAGTCACCAGAGGGGATGCCCCAGTAAGAGTGGACAATTGGAAGATACGGTTACGGCTGGCGATTGGAACCATGGCACCCTCACCAACCAGGTGCGTATAGTTCTTATTCCAGTTCAGGGCAGCTGCCAGGTTGATCCCAGAAGCTCCAGCGATATACTGAACCACATCGTGCCGGTTGGCAGTGGCTCTTGCTAAGGCAGTAGCCAGGCCAGCAACAGCATTATCAATCGCTGACCCACCACTTCCATCACTGCCTCTTGCTGGATCCAGAAAAATCTTCTGGCTATCCTGGCTGAACGGTAATGAATCTGTGCCATAGCTGGCCATTATGTCACCTCATGGCCAAAGATGAAGCGATAGTCATCCCATCCAAAGCTGTAGCGCATGTAACCACGATAACGGGCAACCAGGTTATAGTCACTGGTTGGATCCAGACCCAGTTCAGCCCGCACACGCCAGAACCAGAGCATGTGTTCCACCGACATGCCAGGGTCAAGCATGAACCAATTGTTGGCATCCGTAAGATACGGGTCAACCACGGTCACAAGAGGCTGGCTGTTCAGGAAATTGGCATCGTTGTCACTCCCACCAGGCTTGTTGATGGCGTTTGAGATTTCATAGGCTTTGGCTTCCAGCTCAATGGGGACATACAAGGCACGCAGGATAACCGGCAGGGGATTACCACGGTCATCCTCAAACCGCTTGCCCGCCTGGATCGTGCTAACCACAGAGGCATAGGAAAGAGGACTTGTCCCACGATTACTGATAAGGGTCAATAGATCGTTAGGACGATTGGGGT